GCGCTAGCTCCAGCTCATCCGGCTGGTCCTCGACCGGCGCGGCCTCTGGCTCTGGCGCGGCCTCTGCCACTGGCTCGGGAGCCGGCGCGGGAGCCTGCTCCGGCGGGGGCGGCGGATCGCTCAGCAGGGCCACGGCCTGGTCAACGGTCAGGGTCTCACTCATCGCTCACCTCTTGCGCTGCCAAGCGCCCTCGTTGGATCGCAAATACTATCTCGCGCTTGACCTGACTAAGCGCGTGCAGGGTGTAATAGAGCGCGTCGCGCTCGTCAGCCTGGTGCGGCTCGGTCGCGCCGATCCGATCGAGGAGGTGACGCCGGACGCTTTCAAACGCCCAGCCGAACCGGTCCCAGTCGCGGGCGAGTTCAGGGTCGTCCGTCATTGGTCAAGCGCTCCACCGGGCCGGAAGGCCGCCAGGCGCACGTCCTCCGCGGCGCGCTGGGCGTTCGCCTGCGCCTCAAGGTTCGCCCTGTAGATCGCAAGCTCCATCTCCTTGTCCGCCTTCTCGCGCGCTAGCTCCATCTCCATCGCAAGGCGTTGTTGAGCGAGCGCGCGTTCGTTTTCCATCTTCTGCATGGCAACTTGCGCATCGACCGACATGCTCTCGCGCTTGGCCGCCAGCTCGGCCTGCATCGTCTCGCGCCGCGTCTGGATATCAGCCTGCGCCTTGGCACGCTCCAGCTCCAGCTTGGCTTGCGCCTCTTGCATCGCCGGGTCCGGCTGCTGGGGCTGCTGTTGAGCCGCCTGCATAGCCTGCTGCGGGTCGGCGTAGTAATCGTCCGCGCCTTTCAGCCCCGCACGCTCGGCGCGCTTTTTGGCCAGTGCGTAAAGCTGCATCGGCGTCACGACCGGCCCGCCGGGGCCGCCCTGCGCTTGGACAATGTCCGACATGTCGCGCTTGATTAGCTCAAGCATCATCATGTCGTGCTCGCGCCCGCCGCCCATGCCGATCTCAATCGTCATGTCCTTGCGATTGCCCCAGCTGGTCGGGTCCACCTGCACAAAGTCGCCGCGCAGTTGCACGGTCAGGTCACGGGAGCCGTGCTGACGCAAGAGCCCATGCACGAGGACGTAAAGGTCTTTGAAAAGGGTCTCTGCCATGACGCGGGCGATCATCCGCACGCGGCGTTGCGCGGCGCTCATCATCACCTGCGCGCCCTTAGCGGTGTCGTGCAGTGTGTCGGGGTTAAGCCCTTGCGCGTTGCGAACGACGCCCGTGCGGCTTTCCGCGACGGTGCTGAAATACTCCAGCGCGTCGAAGGGGCTGTAGCCCATCGCACCGGGCGCGATCGGCGTGACCGTCCCTTGCCTGCGAACCCTGACAAACATCCCCGGCTGATTGTTCAAAAGGTCGCCGATCGTGTCTTCGGTTGCTGTCTCTTCCGCGACTTCGTGGCGTTGGTTTAAGCTGAAATAAGCCGCATCGAGCGCGTTCCGCATCAGGACGGTTTTGATGCGCTGGATCTCCACCAGCAGGTCAGCCAGGCTGCGCCCGTAGGCGCGGTGCGGCTGGCGATAAGGCGTGCCAATTGCAAACGGGATGGCGTTGAGCTTCTGCTTTTGCAGGATCGTGCCATTCTCTTCGTCGGTGTCGATCCTGTAAACCTGCGGCTGACCTGTCCCCTCGGCGTCTACACGCACGACATGGACATGCACGACGACCTGGCGCAGGTCATCAATCGCGGAGATATCCAAAGGCTCGGAACGCTCGCCTGCGGTGTCGCGCGCGAGGTCTAGCTCCTCGGTATCCCACGTCACGCCGGGCAGGCGGTCCACCAGCTCGCGATCAAAGCCCTGCGCGATCAGGTCCTGAGCACGAGGCCGTGCGCGCATCACGCAGTAAGTCGCATCGCGCAGGATTTTCGTATCCGGGGCCATGGCGAAGTCTTCGGGCGCGACCGGCGCAACGCGGACATGCGTCACCTGCTTGGTCGCGCGGATCGTGACGTTCAGAAGCGGCTGGCCCGATTGCGGGTCGAAGCCCGCCTCTTGCATGTCGGTGATCTCATGGCCTTCGGGAAGCTGGGCGATCTCCAGCACGCTGACAGCCTGCAGCGCGTATTCCTCAACCTGCTCTTCCTCTTCCACCCACGCATGCGCCACGCCCACCTTCGCGACGAGAGCGTCGTGCAGGCAGTCGTGGACGAGTGCGAAGCCGTCGTTCTCGCGCATGATTACATGATTGACGACCTGCGTCTCTTGCTCGGCAGCGGCCACGTCCTGCGCGGACGTCGCCCGGAAGGAGCCGATCTCCTCGCCGCCCAAGAAGATCTCCATCAGGTCAGGGAGGACGGTCAAGACCGCGTCGCTGACGTCTGTACTGACGACCTTGCTTCGGTTGGCGAGCGCCGGGACGTCCTTCATTATGCCTTTGTAGTAATTGAGCGCCGTTATCCGCGCCTCTCCGATCTCGTCCTCGGCATCGAGGCCGATGGCCTGATCGAATTCGCGCGCGACAATACGAAGGAGGTCGTCGTCAGTGAGCTTCACTTGCGCTTCTTTCCCGCCTTCGACAGAGCGATGGCCACCGCCTGCTTCTGCGGCCTGCCCGCCGCCATTTCCGTGCGGATGTTGGCGCTGATCACCTTGTCGCTCTTGCCCTTTTTAAGCGGCATCCCGCATCTCCTGCGTCTTCGCCGCCGCCTTCACCGCCTGCATCAGGTCCACGACATCGTCCTCCATCGCGCGGATGCCGATTGCCTTGATCGCTTGATCAAGCAGGCCAGCGAGCACCTGGAATTGCGCGGGGGTGAGATCAAGCTGCATCGACGGTCTCCACCGGCTGCGGCAGGGCTGCGTTGTAGGCTTCGCGCGCCGCGGTGATGCCCTCTTCGGCTGTCGCTTTGGCGTATTGGCGAGCGTAGGACGCCGCTGCCATGTTCATGACGAAAGTCAGGTAAGCCTGATTGTCCGCCATCGGACCTTCGGGCACGGTGTAGTCGTCAGTGATGTTGAGGGTGTAGGTCATAGGTGGTCTCCATCCAGTGTTGCCCAAGGTTTGCCCGCGCCTCGGCCTCATCCGCAAAGCGCAGGAAGACAGTCTCAGCGCCGGCGAACACCCTGCGCGGGTTGCGCGGCGCTGTGCGGTAGGGCTCCAGTGCGGGCGTGTAGACCTCGGGGGCCACGTTGACGTGGTAGCCGGGCTCGTAGCCGACCACGGGCCGGTAGGTGTTGCCCTCGTCGTCCGTGATCGGATCGCCGTAGATGGCGATGGGGACGGGGCCGTCGATAAGTGCGGAGTTCCAGGTCATGTGGTGATCGCCTGTAGTTGTGCGTCAGAGAGTGCGCTTGGGAAGATGGCGGCGCGGCGGAGGTAGCCGAATGAATGAGTGCCACTACCTTGCACGCCATTCGCAATTCTGAACGTAGTCAGCCCTGCCGGAATAGTGCATGTCGTGTCTGCCGTGCCGAGCGTGCCATCCACGGCCGCGCGGATGTCATTGGTGGCGTACCTGCTGGCAATCTTTTGCACCGCAGCGGTGTAAGTGCCGCTTTGTTGGTCGGCCTGCCCTGATCCGCCGTCCACAGAAAACGTGCGCCATTGGTCATTTAGGGTTAATGACGCATACAACCCCACGCGATTGTTTACCGTGTTATCGCTCCACTCTACACCTATCGGAGCAAAACTGCCCGTCGCCTGTTTCGGCCCCGCCTCCACATACAGGCTCAACGGCCCGCCCGTGCTCGGCGTGGTCGCGGTAACCTCATCCGCCGCCCGCGTGACCGTGCTGGCGGCGGTGGGGATGTAGCTGCTGGCGAAGGCGGCGGCTTCGAGCTGAGCGCCCCAGAGGAAGATGCCGTCTGTTCCATTTGCCGTTACGCTTAGGCTGCCGTTTGCGTCTACAATACGCACCTCAACAAAAGCGGGAACATCTGTAGAGGTTATGCTGCACCGATACCAGCCATTTCCCAGCGCCTGAATTGCCGCAGTTTGACCTGTGCCCACGTTGCCAATAGTGCCGGCGCTAAGATCGAAGTAAGTCGCCGTGGCACTTGTTCCAGTAATGCCAATCATAGCAGCCACGGTTTTTCCAGCCGCTTTTAAGAAAAACGAATGGGTATAAGCCGCACTTGACCCCGAAACGGCTTGATAGATGCCCCGACTAGCGCCTGTAGTGGCAGGATATACCAAGTCAGCAGTGGTTGTCCCATCCGGCGCTGTCGTCGCATCAGCCGTTACTGTCACGTTGTTTTTTGTCCAACTCGCATCATCAAAAGCCTGACTTCTCGTCAGCAAGTTCGTCCGCGCCCCCTCAATCAGCACACCCCGATCCGTCCGCCGCAGGACGCCCGAGCCAAAATTGACCAGCGTGCCCGCAGCCGTCTCAGCATAGCCGGACGATGCGCGGGTGATGCTGACCCCTGACGCGCCAAGCGCACCCGCTCGCCAGTATTGATCTCGAGTGAAATCCCACACGTCCGTTGCGCCGAGGCGCAACACCTCCATCAGGGTCCGATCCAGTCGGTCAAAATACACAGCCATATGCCAGCCCCTACGGTTCGATTGCGATTTGGACAGCGGAGCCCGTGGCGAAGCGCGCCATCAGGCGGGTTTTGCCCGATCCGTTGTCCTCGGCATAAATCCGCACGCCGTTGGTCGCAGGCGCGGCAGGCGCGGTCATCTCAGCCATCTCGTGATAGCTCCCGGCCTGTACGATATGCCCGCCCTTAGTCACCGCAACGCGGCTCGTGCCGCCGACTTGCAAATCCAGCAGCAGGCTTGCAGCATTGCTTGCCGTGTCCGTCACGTTCGCTTTCAGAAGCGTCGGCGTGCCGGTCGTGTCCCATGTTCCCGAGACATCCAACAGGCTGGACGCATCCGATCCCGTCAGGCTGTAACCCAGTGCGGCGATTGACGTAGTGTTGACCGGCGAAGCAGTCGAGACAAGCGCGCTGGCCGTCAAAGGAGCGTCTGCGGTGTCATCTGCAAGACGGACTGCGAGGGTTGTGCCGGAGCGCTTCAGCGCCGGGAAGCTGGAGGAGGTGCCGCCGAACTGGAGGCGGTTGAAGTCGGTTATAGCGTTGTTGGACAGCATAACAACGCCGTCTGAGGGCGACGTCAATTGCGCCCGCGCTAACCACGAAATGCCCTGCCCTGAACCGACTTCTATGAAGCCTGAGCCCCGAATTGAAGTGCCAAAATAAATACTCCTCGGCCTCGTCGCCCCGCTCGCGCCGATGTCGTAGGTGTTGTCGGCGTTGGCGACGAAATGGCCATTTTCGTTGAACGTCCAGCGCCCTGTGCCATTGGTGCCGATAATTGTGGACGTTGAGCCAAGCGTGCCCATCCACAAATTGCGGTTTGTTCCGCTTCCAGCTTTTGCGTGAGCAACAACAAACTGATTGCCTAGACTTTCAGCTGCGTAACCTACAGACAGTCGTTCCCAGTTGGATGCGTCCGTGTACGTTCCGTAGATGCGAAACGCCTGCGCGTTCGTCCCCCGCCGCTGCGCGAGGGTGTCGGCGGCGTCTACGGATAGCGTAACGCCTGCAAATGCACCTGTTTCGCGTATGACAAACCCAGATGCAGAATCTGCGTAAGTCAGGCCCGAATCGAAGACAAAACCTTGGGTCGCGTTTGATGTGTTATAAAATCTAGTGCCGAATATTTGTTCTTGTGAAACAGCCCTACCGCTTTTCTCTACCCTAAACCTACTCGTCCCACCCACCCGCAGATCCAACAACAGGGAGCCCGATGCGGAGGCGGTGTCGGTGACTGAAAGCCCGATGCCGGTGAAGGTCGTGCCGGCGGCGTTCCACGTGTCCGTCATGTCGTAAAGGTTCATCGTGGTCATATCAGCGTCCCACTATCTCTGACCCGTCACGGGCAACGATCATAAGCCCACTGCGGGACAATATTTCCCGCTGCGGCGACGTCCCGGCGCTCCATTCTTGCTGCCACCACCAAAGCCAAATCATCGCAGAGCAACCACGTTGCTGGCGGTCGTCGAGGTCGAGTAGACGCGGCGCACCTCGAGCGGCAAAAGAAAGCCGCTTGGCACATTCGGAAACGTCACGTCATCGCCCGCCGCGGTAAGCACCCGCAGGTTTCCCGTCGTGCCGACGTAGAGCGCCAGCGCTCTGATCTCGCCCGTGTCGCTTGGCGTCACTGCGACCGCGCTGCTCGCGACGATGTTGTTTTGCAGCATCTCACCCTCACGCAGGCAAAGCCAAGCCAATGACGTAAAAGTCAGCCGTCGCCGCCCCGCCCTGCGCGGTGGTCAGCGACAGGATCGGCGCGCCCGTGCGGACGCCGCGCCCAACCGCAGCCAGCGTCAGGTCGAGCCCAAGCGTCGAGCCTGTCAGCGTCGAATAAGCCTGCCCGGCTGCAACGACTGCATCGCCGCCCTTGCTGGCCGCCGAATAGATCCCGCCGGCTGCGGTCGTCAGCGACGTGGATGCGTTCGCGCACCGGATCGCGGTAATGATGTAGCTCGGATAGACGCCCAAGCGCTCGAATTCCTGATCGGTCGTGACGTTCATGTTCGCGCCGCGCAGGCGGAAAAGCACCTGATCTTGGCCGATTTGCTGGGAGGGAACGATAGTAGCCATGTCAGACAGCTCCGAAGTCGGGAAGGGTGTAGTTTGCGCTCGCAAGCGTGCGACGCGGCGGCTCGTAGGTGATTGCAAGCAGCCCTATAGCATCACTCGCGTGCGAAGACCAATCATGCTCAGGCCCCAGGCCTACGTTGCGGTTTTCGTCGCGCCGCTCGTGGTAGTGTGCCAGCGCTTTGACGCCCGTGCGCGTTGGATCGTCGTTGAACCAAAGCCGCGGAAACAGCCGGCGCAGCGCGTCAATACGCTGCTGCGCGGCCCCGCGGCCCTGATTGCGGACCACCTGCACGCGAAAACCCGCGCGGCGCATCTGGTCCTCGTAGCTCATTGAGATAGGGTTGTCGGGGTGCACGCTGCTCCCATCATGCGGCAGCACGCAAAGCGCCTGCTCATAGCCCGACGATCGTAGCCACTGCATGTAGTAGCCAGGCGGCTGGCCTGAGCCCTCGCAGTAATCCAGCACCAGCACGCGATCGCCGGCGAATTGCGCGACCCAAATTGCGGTCGCGTCGTTGTGGCCAAGATCCCAATAGGCGCGGATCTCGAAGTTTGGATCGCGTGCGAGGTAACAGAACCGCCCATCCTCGCGCGCCGTCCGCAGCTCGCGAGCAAAGTAAGCGCCCTCGACGGCCTGCACGTACTGGCCGCCATAGACATGCGCCGCCTTGTCCGGCTGGCTGGCGTACATGTGCTCCATCTGCTCGCGCAACGCGGCGGGGAACCACGGGTTATCGCGATGCGACACCTCGCGCAGGATCGTGCGCGGTGGCGGCCCGCCTGGCCCGCGGAACAAACGCTCGACGGGGTCGTGATCATATTCCGGGTTCCAGCTCCAGATTAGCGCGGAGTCTTCCTTGCGCACGGTCGGCAGTAGCAGGTCGATCGACCGCTGCGACACACGCGCGGCTTCCTCGATCCACACGCGGTCCATGCCCTCAGTCGATTTGATCCCGTCCGGATTGCGCCACAAGCCAAAAAAGGTAAATTTGCTCCCGTTCTTGCCGCGTATCTCATACGGGGGCGAATAGGTGCTCGTGTAGAAGCTCCGCAGGCCTAGGGCATCAATGCGGTCGTCCAGCAGTTGCTTGACGCTATCCTTGATATCTTTCTGGATCTCGCGGGCGCAGCCGACGCGCATAACTTCCTGCGCCGCTCGGATCAGCAGATGATCGGCGATCGCCCATGACTTGCCGCCACCGCGGCCTCCATAAAGCGCGTAATGGCGCGCAGGTTCCCAAAGCGCGCTTGCGTAGCGCGGCAGAGCCGTTTCCG